GCCTCGGCATTTGCCGCTGCCGATCGCGCCGCTGACCGAGGGACCTCGGCCGGTGCAGGCGCCACAGGCGCTGTCCTCGGAGCAAGCGCAGAGGTTGGGCGCCCAGGCGCTGACGCAGATTCAGATGCTACGCGAGCCGCCGCTGATGCCCGTGATCTCGGATAGTTTGCAAGTCGCGATGCGGCAGATGGACGCTTTCATCTGCAATTGCGCGCCGGGACGCCACGAGGCCATGTTCGGCACAATCGACATCGAGGGCGACGACACAGTCTGAATCGATGGGGCCGTGCGGCGGCCCCAAGGGGAACAACATGAGTCGAGAATGCGGGGACTGTACCCTTTGCTGTCGCTTGTTGCCGGTGAAGGGAATCAACAAGCCGTCAAACACGCGCTGCAAATTTCAGCGCCACACCGGGTGCCAAGTCTACCACAGGCCCGAGAAAGGGTTCCCGTGGGAGTGCGGGGCCTGGAATTGCATCTGGCTTCAGGGCGGCGGCTTCGCGGAGGATCTGCGCCGCCCTGATCGATCCCATTACGTAATTGATGTCATGCCCGATTTCGTCACGGCACAGGACCGCAATGCTGGCGAGATCCGAATCCCCGCCGTCCAGATCTGGTGTGATCCGAAATACCCTGACGCCCACCGGGACCCCGCGCTGCGGGCATGGCTGATCCAGCGCACCGGATTCGTCGGCCTCGTCCGCTTCGACGGCGAGAGGGGGCTCGTGCTTATCCCGCCGTACATGATGGAAAACGGCGAATGGCTTGAGAAGGCGAACGGCAATGTCGTGGAGGACCATCATTCGTTTACCCAAGTCCTTGAAGCCCTGAGTGGCGCATGAGACGGGCCGCTCTCGCCGTGATCGCCATCACACTGGCGACCAGCTCGGCCGCCGGGGCCTGTCGCAAGCACGCCATCTGGAAGTACCCGTGGCCGCAGCCCTGCTACACCGCCTATGCGCCGCAGCCGCTCCAGCATCGTGCCGAGGAGCAAGACCGCGACTGGAGCGTCGAAATCACCAAGCTGCCCCCGACTTGGAACCTCGACGAGCATATCGAGGTCACCGTGCCGGAAGACCCCGATCGGGCCAGGGGGCTCAATAAACTAAAGGAACAACTCAAATGAGTGACGAGTCGAACCAGACGTGGCGACCCACAATCGAAGGGGTCGAAGGACAAGCCGGTGAGCGCCCCCTTCGCCCCGGCGTGGGCATCCCGGCAGTAGAGCCCGCCTATACGCGGCCTTCCACGCCGCTGCGCGAGACGCCGATCCTCAAGCGCATGATCGATGCCATCCCGCCGAGCGACAAGGAGATCCATGGCGATGTGGATCTCGGCATCGCCGCCGCCGCCAATGGCAATGCGATGAAGCGCTCCGAGGCGCGGCGCGACGCCATCCTGGCAGTCTCGTTGGCGATCGTGCGGCGCGGCCAGAACCCGGTCACGGACTGGACGACGCGGGACACGGACACGGCCTACGCCATCGCCGACATGCTGGTCGCGCTCGGGGGGTGACCATGGACGAGGAGAAGGTTCGCCAAGCCTTAAGAGACCTCGCCGAGGCCACCGAGAAACTTTCGGCCATCGTGGGCCATCCCTGCTTCGTCTGCCCTCGCTGCCTCGCGCAAAGCTTCAACCCGCGTGACATCGAACATCGCTATTGCGGACGTTGTCGCAAGTTCATCCGCGATCCGACACCGCTCAGCCAGTCGACGACGCACCTCGGCGGATCACCGCCGCCGAGGCAGAGGCCGCAAGAGGATGCCGAGTGGATTAAGGACGGTGGCCACAGCGGTCAGCGCTAGGCAGTTATCCCCAGGCCTAGAGCAAAAACAGAACGTGCAAAGCGTTCAAATTTGCGTTACATGCGAATGGTGGAACCTGGGTCCCACAACCCAGTTTTCATCCGCCCCCCTCTCTCCGCCCTTTGTTGGGGGGCGACTTGGGAGACCGCCTTTCAGCAGATTTACCTCCTACGGGAAGTGCGGTCTCCCCTTTTAGCGGATGTAGCCCGACAACGCCAAGACGACGACGATGATCAGCAGGATGCCGACGATTCCGATTCCGCCGTTGCCCCAGCCGTAGCCGGGTTGCCAGGGGGCGCCGGAATAGAAGTGCGGGCCGACGCCTCCAAGCAAAATCACAACCAAGAGGATGACGAGGATGAGTCCGAGTGTGCTCATGGCGGCGGTCCTCTCGGTTTCCCCAGCCAGTACGCTACGACCGCGCCGAACGCGGCGACGAGGCCACCAATCACCGCAGCCGTCGCTTGGTCGCTGGGGATTGTGTAGAACAAGCAGACCGCAATCACCGCGATCATGGCGAGAACGATCATCACCGAGATGGTGAGCGTGCCCCCAGTCGGATCGAACTTCCCCGACACAACCAGCAGGACCGCAGTGAAGAGGATGCCGAATCCAACTGCCATCAGCGCCGGATAGTCCATGATTTTCGGCGAGGGCGGCGGGTTGACGATATCTTGAATGTTCACGACTTCATCACCCGCGCCACGCCATAGATGCCGATCGCCATGCCGCCGATTTCGAGCGCGGTGCGGAAGATATGCTCCGGCGCGCATAGATCGGTCTGCGCGAGCCCGCTGTGGGCCAGCGAAAAGCAGGCGCTGACCGCGTAGAAGTCCATCAGCGCGAAGATCGTTAAAATCCCGATCGCGCCGATCAGAGCGATGAGGCCGGTCCAGTCCGCTGGTGAGGCCATTCATGAGGATTCCGGTTCCGGCATGCACGGACACTCAGGAAGCCCTGGCAGCTCCACCTCCTCGATTGGCGCAGCCGCCGGGATCTGCTTAAGCGCGGCCTTGAACTTCCAGTAATAGCCCGCGATCAGATCCATCTTATCGGTGCCGTTGACGATCCTGCGCGCTTGCTGCGGATCTTCGACCGTGGCGTTGAAATATTTCGGCAAGCCCACGCCCGTGAACCAGCCGTGGATCATGCCGTCATAGCTAACCAGCGCCGACGTCTGCGGGTGCAGCATCAGATGCGCCTCGGGGTGGATGTTGGCGTGGACGTTGTAGCGGTCCTTGAGGAATTTCTGGCCGTTCTTGTAGTTCGCCTCCCAGGTCAGCTGAACGTGGCCCCGTCCGTAGTATTTCTGGCCGTGCGGCCCAGCGGGCTGGCCATAGCTCTTGCCAGAGCCCTTCCCGTATTCCTCGATCGGCTGCATCGTCTCGGCCGTCTCGTGGAAGAAAGTCGCCAGCGCATAGGCGAGCCACCGGGTGCCGTCGCGCGGATTCGCGGCCTCGAAATGCAGCTCCCACACCTCAAGCAGATAGTTCATCCCGTCGACTTGCGACTGGGTCAGGTTGCCGCGAAACAGGTCTTTGCGGACCGTGTCGAAGAAGTGCTTACGATCATACGGCATGGGGTTCTCCCCCGCCGAACGGCTAGCCCGCCGCACTTATGCCACAGACTGACGACGGTCGCGAGAAATCCCGATTCGTTCTCGGCAACAAAAAAGGGAGGCCAAAAAGGCCTCCCTCTCGGAACTGACTCAGAAAGGGCGGGAGAGTCAGAGCGCGAGCTGTTCCTTGCGCTTCTGGAACCCCAAGAAGCCCAAGATCCCGAAACCGAGCAATATCATCGCCCAGGTCGATGGCTCCGGAACGTTGGTCGTCAACTGGACCGAGCCGCCGAACGATTGCCTCGGCGCCGTGAAATCAATCGCGAATTGCGCCTCATCCGAGGTGAACGCGCCGGTCGCCGTCGAGACCGGACCAAAAGAACCGTCGAGCAGCGCGACCGGGAACGTGTGCGTAGCGAGCAACGATCCATCAGCGAACGTGCTCTCGGTCGTCGGACCCGGATCATTGGTGAGACCGTTGACCGTGAACGTGCTGAGCGTGTTCCCGCGCCCGGTGATGTCGCTTTGCAGGACATCGATCGTCAGCTCGTGCGAGCCCGTAAAGCCCGCCGCTGCGGAGGCGTCGAGCGTGACGCTGCTGAGATCGGCATTCGGCAGAATCGGGCTGCCTTGAGCGTTGATGGTGATGTTGGCGAAATTCGCATCGTTGGCCGTGAGGCTCGCCGCGCCGGTCGTGATCCCGGTGACGTTATCGATTAGCGTCCCGTTATCGAACACCTCGATTTGCAGCGTCGCCCGCGCCGGACTCGCGCCGAACGCGGCGAGAAGCGCCGCCGTGAGAAGAAGCTTGTTCATTGCAAAATTACCCCGCGTTCAGTCGCAAGACACTCCCACGACTCCATGAAGAATTTGTAACACTGCCTTGCATGCAACGCTAGAAAATTCAGCTGCGGCGACGCTGTGGGAGGAACGCGCCGCCGCTGCCTTACCGCCTATGCCCCTGCGCTAGAGACGCGGCGATTCTTACCGCTTCGGCTGCGCTGTCGGAGGCAATCCCTGGTCAGGACGTGGCGGGCGCTGACCCGGCAAGCCTTGGTCCGGTCGCGGCGGGCGACTAGTCGGGGGCAAGCCCTGATCTGGACGCGGAGGACGACCGCCCGTTGGCGGCAGACCTTGGTCAGGACGCGGCGGACGTTGGCCGGGACGCGGGGGTTGCGGCGACGGCTGCTCGCCTTCATCCACGCCATAGTCCGGATCGACCGGCCGCTCGGGCCGCTCCGGAATATCGATCACCGCCCAGCGCGAGCCGACGCCGGAAATATAGATGACCGCAAGCGCCTTGCCGGTGGGAACGCTCGGAGGCAGCGGCGGCCAGATCGTGCCCGGAGGCAGCTCGGGAAGGCCCGGAGGCACCTCCGGAGGCAAGCCCTGATCGGGAGCCTCGGGATCGATCGGATAGACCGGAAGCTGACCCGCTTCGCCGCCTCCCTCCTCTTCTATGCCATAGCCGGGATCGGTCGGGCGCCCGCCCCAACCGCCGCCAGGACGGCCAAAGCCGGGATCGACCGGACGGCCGGGACGCGAGGGAAGGTGACCGGGACGGCCGGGGAAACCGGGAAGGCCCTGATCGGGATGCCCGCCCTCGTCGACTCCATAGTCCGGATCGATGGGGCGTCCGCTGTGATCAAAGTGAACTGGGGTAATCCAAACTAACTGACGACCTCGTGCCATTGCTTTTTCTCCTTTTGGGGGTTTCTCCCTTTCGAGCCCTCAGGCGATAACACGATTCCGTGACCGTTGGGCTACCACCTGATCATCTTCATCGTCGTTGTTGTGGGCTGGATGTTGTTGTGGGCCACCCAGCTTCCCTGCGCCGCGACGACGACGTTGGCGTAGCCGGTTTCGATCGCGATCCCGGTTCCCGCTGCCGCTGATCCCCCCGGCGTGATCTCGGGAGGGTAGACGCCGAGCGAATAATAGCCCGCTCCGGTCGGAACCATGACGCCGCCATGGGCATGGCCAGGATCGTAGACGCCATGCGCGTGCCCCGCGTCCCCACTGCCGGGGTGATTGTGCCCCGGCATCTCGGCAACCGCGAGCTGATGGTTCGCCTCGCCCGCGAAGGTCACAAGCCCCCAGCTGTTCAGGATGCCCCGGTTGCCTGTGTTTTGCGCGTAAGGCCCCGCGCCGGGAACCGTGCCGATCTGGTCCGCCATCGCGGTCACCGTGCCGCGATAGTCGCCGACGGCGAAGTATGGCCCGCTGATTCCCCAGGTCCCGCCGACGATGTCGTACAGGAGGTCATGCTGCTGCTGACTCACCCACCGGCCGTCGAGCGGCAGCCAGCCGTTGTGAATAAAGCCCGTTGGCATCTCCGCGATCGTCCCTGGACCGACGGGTCCGTAATCCCAATAGACGCGGTTCGGGGTGACGATGATCGGATAGGGGATGCCGAAGCCGGTCCAGAAATAGATGCCGTTCTGGTCGGCGCCGTTGTTGCCGTACACGTAAATCGTGAAGCCGTTGAGATTGACCGCCGGAATGATGACGCGGCGGCCCGCGATCGGCGGGAAATAGATGTACTGGTCGCTGGAGAGCGTGCCGTTGAGGTAGATGATCGGATTCGAGGCCTGGGCGACGGAGAGGTCGACGCTCCCGCCCGACACGGCGAGGTTGAGGAACCCGCCATAGGCTGTGTCCAGCTGGTTGAGCGAGTTGTCCATCGGGTTGTCCCAACCCGTCGCGGCGTAATCCCCGTGAGCCGGGATTTCGAGGCTGAGATTGGGGGTGTAGGTGCTAGCCATGGCCTACCTTGCAGATCGTGCAAATAGCGCTATGTAGGCGTGGCCTACAGGAGTCGAAACCATGTTTGTTTTTTGGACGATCAAGCCGTTCCAAGTCCCCGTCGCCGCTCCAGGCGAACGTCCGTCGAAGCCCGAGCCCAAGCCGCCAATGACATTAGAGGCGAAGGTTTTTTGGTGCGGCATCTGGGGGTGTGTAGCCGTTGGACTCATCGTGAATTGGCTCTCTTCCTACTGAGGCGTATTCCCGCTCTGATCTCCAGCCCCGCCGCCTTCCACCGCCTCAGGCATAAAGTGGTGTAGCGCCAGACTGGCGAGCGCCATCGGATCAGCCCTTGCGCCGAGCTGCGCGCCAGCCGTCGCAGCCACGCGCGCCGAAGCTTGTTGGATCGCCCGAATATTGCGGGACCCCACGGCCCTAGAAAACGCGCCGAACGCTCCAGCCCCGGCAGGCGTCGCCAAGAGCTTGCCGAATTGCTGCGCCCCGAGAAACATCCCCAGTGTTTCGAGCGGAGCATGCCACCCATGGAGTATGGCCGCCGCGCCCACGGCGTGCCCCCCGGTTCCCGAGGGGTTGGCGTATTGCTCCAGATGCTTCCACTGCTGCGAGACGGTGTGGAGATCGTCGAGATTCTGGCGCAGTGGGGTGTTCTGGGCGAACAGCTCGTCCTTCGCCGCGTCCGAGATCTTCCCGTAATCGGTTAGGAACCTCGACGTGCTGAAATTGCCGTCGGCGTCTCGGCCGAGCGTCGAAACCATCCCGCGAGAGACGCTGTCCCAGCTTTGCGGTGGAACGACTGATCGCGCTTGCCGCAGGAGGGCGATATCGGCGCTGTTTGTCGAGCCAGCGGCGTTCTTGATCGCTCCAAACACCGCCTCATTGGAGGCGTCACCTTTCGGTCCGCCCAGGAGCTGGGTGAGCTGTTCGCGCCTCGCGGCGGTTTGCTTCGCGAAGTCCGTCGCGGCGTTATGAGCGGTGACCGCTGGCTGTCCGCCTGCCGTGTACGCGGCGCGCTCAAGGTCGCTGCTGAGCCCGTTGTAGAGCTGCTTCAGCTCCGCTCCCTGCACGCCCGCCGGAAGGGTGCTGGGGCTGTCCATCATCTGGCCGATGCTCGTGCGCAGCGCCTTGATGTCGGAGTAGGTCCCCTGCCCGACTTTGAGCGCCTTGGCGACTTCCTGAAGCGCGCCGGACGGATCTTGGAGGCTGCCCCGATTGGCCTCGATCCGATTGGCGACGGATTGAGTCGCAGACAGCGGCGTTTTAGCGCCTGGGTTCGTCAAAGCCTGCGTCACGGCGTTGTACTTGGCATCAACATCGCCCTGCGAAACCGGCCCAATCCAGTCCTTAAGTCCGGCGCTGGCCGCCGCGCCCGCGCTTTCCTTCGTCGCGCCAGCCGCCGCATCGCTGGCGGCGGAGCCAAGCCCCGAGACCGACTTGGCGGTCTCCTCGCGGAGCGGCGTCGACATGCCAGGAATGCTGAAGCCGATCTTGCCGAATTGTTGCGTGAGCCCGGTGCCCACCGAGTAGCGCGGCATCGTGACGCCCTCTGGGCTCGCGGTGCTCTTCAATCGCTTCGCCGCCGCCAGGACAGCGTCCCGCGTTGCGGCCGAGGCCGGAGCGAGTAGTTTCGACGCCTCGGAGCCGATCGCCCCACCAGCTCCGCCGAGAGCTGTCTGAGCAAGAATACCGCCCGCGCTATCGCCTTGTTCGACTCCCTCACCGAAACCCGACGCAGCCCCGTAACCCGCCCACCCGGCCGTCCCCAGCTCGGGCGCCGCGAGGAGCGGGGCCACGCTTCCCGCGATGGTCGCGTAAGGATGCTCCGTCTGAAGGTTTTTGGCGTTCCCCATGATTCTGGCGCGGTTCTCCGCGTAGCGCTGCGCCCAGCCTTCTCCGGTCTGATCGACAGGAGCGTCGCCAGGGGCGCGCATCCATTTCGGCAGATAGCTTTCGCCGGTTTCGATCGCAGCGCCGAGCGTCTTGCCGAAGGGGACTGCGCTAACCGTGCCATACTGAAAGGCTTGGCCTGCCCCGCCATCATCGCCGCCGCCGCCGCCGCCGCCGTCCCCGCCCTGAGGCGTTGCAGCTGGCTTTATGACGTTCCCACTCGCGTCAACAATGTCGCCGATTGCCATGGCTATGGCTCATATTCGACTTGGAAACTACCGTCGGGCTGAGCCCGCACAACCTTCCCATTCGGCAAGGAATAGCGCTCGCCGGGTTGCGCGCCCGTCTTCGGGACCGGCCCCGGCCAATCCTCGCCGGTCACGTTCTTCATCGTCTCGGGCGTGATGCCCTTGAAGATCGGCACCTCTTTCCGCGCCTTGTTGAGATAGTCGCTGTACTTGGCCTTCTTGGTGAAGCCCTCGATGTCGTCGTCGACATTCAGATTGTGGCCGGGGACGTTCGAGTACATGTCGTGCTGGTAGTCGAGCGTCGCGAGCTGATCGGTGAGGATCTTGCGCAGCGCGGCGGGATCGCGCGTTGGCGAGGCGACCATCATCGTGGCCTCGCGCAGTCCGGCGCGCGGCGCCTTCTGAAGGCCTGAGTTGGCGACCGCAGCGAAGGCCTGCTGAATCGCCGACTTCATCGCCGCATCGGAGCTGGCCGCTTGGTCGAACTTGAAGCCGAAAGCGTTGGCCCAGCTCGCCAGCTCGGCCTTCGCCTCGGACGAGCGACCGGCCTGGAAGTGCTGGTAGATGTTCGACAGCTCAGAGATTTCGCTGCGCGTCGTGTCGTAGGAGCCCTCGAATTTCCTCCTGTCCTCCAGATAGGCCTGAAGGATCGGCTTCTGCGCGTCGGTCGTCGCCGAGGTCACCGCCTCTTGCCCCTTAGCCGAGATCTCGGCCTTCTTCTCCCAAGCTGCTTTCGCGGCCTCCGCCTGGGCGGTGCCTTTTGCGATCTCGTCGTCGCCAAACCCAGGCCGGAGCTGATTGTCCTGCTTGCCCTGCGCGATCAGGTTGGTGCCTGCGATATAATCTGGGTCTTGGTTGAGGTCGGTGATGCCGCCCGCAGGAGCCGAGCCCGAGGGAGCCGCGCCAGATGGCGCGCTGGAGCCGCTAGGAGCCACGCTGGGGGCCGCTCCGCCGCCGAGGGGCTGAACAGGCGTGAGACCGCCCCCTGGCTGTCCTGGGCCTCCTGCGGCCCCCGGCGCGGCCGATCCGCCGCTCCCGCCGGGGATCAGGCCCCTCTGGCGCGCCCTCTCGATGAAGATCTTGTTCATGACCGCGCCGATCTGGAGCTGTTGCGCCTTCAGATCCGCGTCCGCGCCATGGTCGCGCGCTTCCTGCGACAGGTTGTTGATGTTCGCCTGGGCGGTGCCCCAGTCCTTCTCCAGCGTCTTTTGCTGTTGGAGATAATTGTTCCCGGCCACGAGGCCTTCGCCGATGCCGACGCCCAGCCAGGGCGAGCGGCTGGCCATCATCGCCGCGCCGACGCTCATCAGGTAGCCGCCAGGATCGTGCTTCAGCTCGTCGCCCATGGTGGGCGCTTGCAGATTGTTCCGGTCGAGCTGGCCAGGAGGCGCGCCGCCGGGAGGGATCTGGAAGCCGCCGCCGTAGGACTCCGTGGTCGCCGAGGCTGGCGTCGCGCTCCCCGAGGGGATGTTGGCGACATCGGTGCCGCTGCCGCCGAGCGCCTTGTCGTAAGCGAGAGCGCGATCGATATGCCCCTGCGTCGCCGGGATGCCGCCCTGCGCCCGGATCTCCGGCGTGTCCGGCATGCCCTCGAAATGAACCAGCGTCGCCTTCGCGGCGTCCGCGACCGAGCCGGTCTTCCTGATCTCATCGAGCGCACCAGCATATTTGCCGTGCAGCTCCTGATCCAAGTAGCCCTGATTGGCTGCGGGGCTGCTCGGGTCGAGATTGTTCGCTTGGGCGTAGGCCTCGAAACCGTCGCGGCGCGGGCCGGTCCATTGCGCCCAGCCGTAGCCGCCCCGGCCGCCGCCGACGGGCTTTTGCTCCTGCAAGGTTTTGAAGTCGCCGCTCTCGTAGCCCAGCGTGCCGACGAAGCCGGTGGCTTGGTCTGGGGTCAGGCCATAGGTGTTTACCATATGGTCGCGGAGCGCCTTCGCAGTGGCGAGCCCGCCTCCTGCGGGAGGAGGACCGGCTACTGGCGGCGCTGCGCCCGTAACGGCTTGATCGAAGCCAGAGGGCGCATCGGTCGCATCGGGCGTGCCCCCATCGGAAAAGCCACCGCGCAGGGAGCCAAGCCCCACGCCACCTCCTGACTGAAAGAAAGATGAATCAGCAAAATTCGACGGGTCGAGCGCCCCGCTAAAGAGATCGCCTGACGTCCCGGCGTTGATCGCCGACGTGTCCTGCGGCGAGAAGTTCAGTCCCTGGAGCTGGGACTGATCGTCCGGTGTCAAATAGGGCTTAGAGCCAGTCGAGCCAGTCGGCGCCGTCTGATTGCCGGTGTCCTTCCCCATGAATTTCTTGGCCGCTGTGCCAAGCTTGTCCAAGCTATCGCCGAGCCCCTTCGTCGGATCTTGGCCTGCGGGAGGCGGCGGCGCGGGCGGCGGCGGCGCAGGAGGCCCGTGCCCACCTCCTCCCCCTCCGCTCTGAGGCATCGAGGCCGTGATCGCCGCCAGGAACGGATCGGTTGCGGCCGAAGGCAGGCCTCCAGCCGCGAAGCCAGCTCGATCGCCGCCGCCGAACAGGTCGCCGAAACCCACGCCTCGGCCCTGCGAGGTCTGGCCGGTCACGCCCTCGCCCTGCGGCGTGTAGCCGCCCGCGTTCCCCACGGGCGAGGAGCCCATGACGCCGCCGCCGCCCTGATAGTTCGGATTACGATAGGCTTTCCCGATAGGGGACCCAGTCGGATTGAGCTTGTGGTAGAGCCTCGCTCTCTGTTCTGCGCCCGGATCGTCGGGCATGGGGCTCATGTTCTGGTGCGCGATGATGCTCGGGTCCATCGGCCCCGGCCCAGCCATGTTCTGGTGCGCCACGATGCTCGGGTCGACGATTCCCGTTCCCAGCGAAGACCCCGAGCCGCGCGCGCGAAGCGC